TTATAATAGATACTTAGCTTTCATATATCCAACTACACCATTATACTCAACTTTTGCATATCCTTTTTTAACATACATTACATTGACCTTTGTTTTATTCGGAAGCTTTTTCTTCAGGATTTTTGTTCTTGTTTTGTTCCAAATGTTTAGTCCTTTTTTTGTTCCAAAAACTTCCTTAGTCCAAGTCTTTTTGAACTTTTCAAACGTTCCGTAAGTTCTTTTCAACTTAGCCGGAGTATCTCCCCACTTTTCAAGATAAAAATGTGGAGTATCTACAGGGCTAACCCAGTCACCACCCCAGGCAAGACCTACTTTCTTAGATTTGGCAATTTTAGCAACTTTTTTTATGCCTTTGTTGTTATATGTGTCATCAGTGATTCTTCCGTCTCCGTCTACATCATACTTCAAAGCAATGTCAAAAGCAATGCCCCACTGATGCTGACTAGAATAATCGCTTCCCTTTGCATTGGTTACAATGTTTCCTTTCTTTGTTCTGCCCTGAGCATACAAAGCGTCCTGCTCTGCCTTGCTTCTAAATCCCTGCGTAATAATAAGGTATATCCCTTTCTTTGCACACTGCTTTAAAAGTAAAGTTAACTTGTAATTAAGCCAAGGATGTAACTTGGTTCTGTCAATTCTAATATCGTGTTCTTTCTTCATTATTCTTCCTCACTTTCCACTTCCGGCAATCCTGCAACACTTGTTAATATACTAACCACTCCTGCTGTTGCAGAAATTCCAATTATTGAAACCCAATCAAGCTCTGTGATTAAATTTCCAACAGTAATTAATGATACTGCTGTCTGTGCCATTGTTTTTACAGCTCTGACACCTGCTGCCTTAATCCATCTCTTTGTCTTGTCACTCATTTGTTTACTCCTTTCCCTGCTTCATTGGCAGTTCCTTTACTCTCTTATAAATCTCTGTTCCTGTTCCATTTCCGCCCAGTGCGTGATATGCCTTGTATAAATGTTCAAAATCATCCAAAGCCTCAACTGATATATGCTCCTGAGCTATGTACTGTTTTCCCAGCGTGTATATCTTGTTATGCAAAATTGCAATAACTCCGTCCTTAATTAATTTATATGATGAATTTTTTGACTTTGCATAATTAACTGCACTAACAAAAATTGCACCAATTAATGAAGGAATCCCACACAAGGATAAAATCTGATAAAGTGTCATATGTTTTTTCCTCGACTTTCTCTGTTTTTGGGTATAAAAAAAGACCTTGCGGTCCTGCTCTAACAATCATATTTTTTTCCTTCCTTATTCTTCCGTTGTTTCTTCTAATTTGTTATAAAGTTTATAGTTTACTGTAACTTCATATCCGCCACTACCCTGATAAGATACATAAAACTGTAAATCATTAAGTAATGATACATCATAACGCTTTCCAGTGGTTACGTTTTCTAGTGCTGGTTCATCTTTTAGATTTGTTAAATAGATACCTATATGAAATGCTGGAAGAGTATCTTCATAAATACCCCTTACAAGTTTACCAAATTCAATGTATTTAAATTTACTAACGTCTATAGAGTATATGTCGTGAGGTATGCTACTTTCATTGTAACTTGTTTTTGCAAGCATTATTCCTTCGTGTTCTATTCCAAGAGTTCTACACATATCAGAATATTTTACAGTCATATTTTTAATTTGATTTGTAGTTGTGTTATTAATGGCATCAATCTGACTTAAAGCTGTGTTATTAATGGCACTAATCTGACTTGTAGCTGTGTCATTAATATTCTTAATCTGTGTATATGTTTTACCCTCAATCGTTCCTATCTGATTTGTAGCTGCGGTATTTATATTCTCCAACTGTTGATTTGTTACATCTGTAATCTTATTAATCTGACTTGATGCTACTGTATTAATTCCTTTTGTCTGCGATTCTCCTGCGGCAACCGCAGAACTGTTTATAGCTTCAATCTGTGCCCGTGCTGTGTTGTTAATATCTCCAAGCTTTGCATTCGTAACATTAGCTATGTCTTCCATCTTTGCAGTTGTAAGTGTTGCTATGTCATTGCTTTTTGCTTCTGTTAAAGAGCTAATGTCGTTCATTTTTGCCTCTGTTATGTTAGCTATGTTTGTTGTGCTTTCCTCAACTTTGACATCAATATTCGCTATTAGCTTCTCAACATCTGTCTTTTGACCTACCACCTCTTCTAAATAATTCCCAGCTCTATCTGCATAATCTGCTGCATCATTTGCCTTCTGCTCTGCCTGTTCAAGATAGCCTTTATTAACTTCTATCTTTTCATCAGCCTCTTTTACTAATGCCTTTGTATCACACATTATTTTGATTATCTGATTGTAAATATCCGGTGTAATCTCATTTACAACATCTACCGGAACGCCTTTCTTTACTTTCTGACATACAATTGTTGAAGTAATTCTTCTACCTTCTGAATTGTCACCAAAAACTCCAATGTAAAGCTCACATTCTTCCCTAAAAAGCCAATCAGGTAATTTTTCTGCTGATACAACATCCTTTTCAACAAGCACTTTTACCGAATCACTTATACTATAATCATCTACATATATTACGGCTGTTTTTGTATATCCGTCCCACTCAGAAGAAAAATCAAACTTAATTTCTTCCAAATTGGAAGTTCCTGATATTAAAGACTGCTGGTTAACAATATGCGCCTGTTGTCCTTTTATCTCTATGTTTATGTTCATCTTTTTCTCCTTTAATCCACCATCCATACTGCATGAACCGGTATGCATGCTCCAGTGTCAATTGCTATAGGAACACTTGCTCCATAATAATCGAAACTTACTGTACCTCCCGGATTGATTGTCATCATCCATCTGTTAGTTGTTCCCAAATGTCCTTCCTGAATTGACCATACGTTACGTGAAGGTCTCATATCTGTAGGAATATTCTTAAAAATATTATCGTGCGCAGAAAAAACAGTTGAATTTGTTATGATTCCCACCAATTCCACAGTTTTCCCAACTCTTCTGATTTTAGGTGCATCAGTAGTGGACCATGCTGATATGCCATTTCCACATTCAACTGATTTCCAGCCTGTATCATATACTTCTCCGGATGTTTCAATAAGGGTTAACTCCTGCCAATCCTTCCAGCCGGCATTTTCATAACGCTTATAAATCACATTGTTCTTTACATCGGGAATAAATATCTGAAACTTAGTTGATGTTTCCCCTTCAACATAAAGCATTCCCCAGTTAGTAACAGGTCTGTTTGTTCCTTCTGTTGTCTTTATGTGATACACTCCATTTTCTGTTAATGTATTCCAATCTACTGCTGATGTTATGGTTTGTGATTTCACATAACTGGGTAAATCTGTTAAGTCATTGTATGAACCTGTAAAAGCCACCGTCTTTAAGTCTGTAAAGAATTTCTTTATTTTTCCAAAAATAACCTTATGTGTTTCTCCTGACAAAATATTTTCTCTTTTTGATGCCGTCTGAAAAGCAACAATATTACTGTCACTATTTCCATCCTTTGAAAGCTTCTTGGCAAGCTCCTCATTATTCTTTTTCAATTCACCATCTATGCTGTCTGCATTTTTATTAAAAACATCAATATCATAAAACTCATCTCCATCCGGTTTCTTTAACTGCAAATACTTTGTTTTATTAATCATCTTGTGCTCCTTCCTTCTTCAAACACTTCTTCTCTTAATTGAATGTGTGTATACTTCTTTAATTCCTCGTGTGTAAATTTTGATAACTGATTATTCTTGTTATAAAGCAAAGACAAATCAATTAACAGATTGCTTGGGACAACCCTGTCCAACAATTTAGCCACATCAGAAAGCACATTCTTTGATGTTAAGGCAACCCTGACTGTTAACACATAATTATTGGCATCCAACTTTACTGAGTAATTAGAACCTTTACTTTCATCATTACCACATATTACCGCCAAAGTCTTTTCCAAGGACCTTACAGTAAAAGGTCGTTGCTCTGTAACAATTCCCAATATCTTCAATCGTCTTTCTTCCAATGTATACGTGTCCTTATTGGATATTCCAAGCATTCTCTCCCAATGTTCACAGCCCTGTTCATCCAAACTTTCAATGAAATTATTGTTCCACATTTTTTCAAGTGCTTCCCACAAATTTTCAGACTGTGATTGCTCAATGTCTGTTAATTCCTTTATCTCTCTAAACTCTCTTAACCATTCAGGCAGATACTCAATCAACTTTCTATCCACTTATCTCACCAACCTTTGGAATATAATCACAATCAATAATGCAATTACCTGTCTTTCCATCAATTTTTACACTTAAAACATTGTCAACACCTTCCATGTCAAGAAGCATTGATTCTATCTGTCCGCTTCTTACCGTCATTGTGTCCTTTGCTTCCCATTCATTTTTTATGACATTTTTTAAATACTCTGCCAAATTTTCTGTAAAAGTTTCCTTGATGTCATCCCAGGTATAATCTGCCATGTATTCAATCTGAACATCCACATTTATTCTTTTAACTTTTGGTGTTGAAACAGTTACAATGTGACCTATCGGTGCAATCCCCACACCTGTTCCATCCTGTGTTGGGTCAAACTCATTTTGTACTTCATTTATGATTTCAGAAGAAGCTTCATCATATTGAGAGTCAAGAATTGCCAGCTTTACAGTTCCACCGCCATTCCAAACAGGATAAACCTTGCAGGCACCTACCTTTTCAATGTCCTTAGCCTTTTCCTTATAGTCTGCCTTATTTCCTCCAAAGGCCGCTTCTCTAAATGATTCAAAATATCTTTCTCTCAAAGATTCTTCATCCTCATCTTCCGTGCCATACACAATCACTTCAACAGCCTCGATTTCTTCTAAGTCCTCAACATATTCAATTGGAATCACATCATCATTTATGTTATTTCCGTTTTCTCCTGATTCAGAACATGTCATACTATAGAATCCATCTCCTAAGTTTTCCGTAATTGAATATGTCATTTCACCTATGCTAAACTCTGTTGCCTCTGGAATGCTCACATCAGAAGGAGTGCATTTCACTTTTACCACAGCCGGAATACCTTCCTTCACAAAGATTCCCCTCTCTGCTGCACGCTTAATCAAATAATAATAAGATGCACTATCTGCAAAACATTCCTGCAAAAGAATGTCCATGTCTGCATACATCTGTGCACTTTCCATTGCCACAGGTGCCAACGCATCATAAATAATTGAACCTTCTCTTTTATCAACATCCCCCTTCACATTTTCAAGCATCTGACTTAAAATGTTCTCAAAGGTCATATCCTCAAACATCAATGCTCACTCCTTCCACTTCAATCTCTTCATCATCAGAAGTTGTAACTGTCAGAGAAACCATCAATTCATTTTTGTAATTTGAAATACTCTCTATCTCAACAGAATTAAAACGTTCATCCCTTAAAATGGCTTCCTCAATTCTGCCTCCAATTACTTCCTTTACCTCTGCAATGTTTTCTCCCAATAAATCAGCTTTCTCCAATCCATAATTTTCATAAATGCTGTAATAATCAAATTCAGTCAACAGAATCTTTATTATTGCCTGCCTTAAGATTTCATCCTCTTCATCAGATTTTCTCAAAATCCTTTTATTCTCAAAATCCAACATATATGTATTATTGGGAAGCTCCTGTTCTTCATCCTCTTCCACATTAAAATCTTCCAGTTCTTCCAATTCTTCAGGTAACATACTCACACCATCCTATCCACAACAAGATACTTCTGACCACCATCTGCACGTATCATCACAACCTTGTCGCCCTTTTTCAATTTGCTCTTTGATGCAGTTTCCGTAAAATACAAAAACTCATCCGTTAAGATGAGCTTTTGATTAACCTTTATTTTAGACGAATCTGCCTTTAAAACCGTACCAATTACAATGGTACAGGGCTTCGCCGCTTTTCTTGCATCCTCTGCTATTTTCTTAATTAACTGTGTCAAACTAGTAGCTGCTATCGTAATCACCTCCAGATAATTCCAAATCCATAAGATGTTGCCCATTATTAAATGTATGAGTAACCTTATCAACTAACATATAATTTGAAATTGTTTCACCATAAATTGTCAACTTAACAAGAACCAAACAGCCGGCTCTTACGTTAATGTCACCAAAACAATTATTAATCTTAATTGTCTTGCCTGTTTTACAATAAATCTTCAACAATGCCTTAACCTTTAACTTTGCACCCTTGCGACTGTCGATTTTGTCAAAATACTGAAGCACACCCCATTTATTAATGTACTTACTGTTTTTTGCCATATAAATTTCCTGAACACCCTTCTTGGTGTTGTCATATGCTAATTTGATCTGATTATAAACATTGTCATCTATTGTTTCCTTATAATCATAAGATTCTGCCGTGGTTGAAGTTATTAACCTGTTAACCTTCCAAGGCTCCCTTAACCTTAACTTTCCAAATTCATCATACAAGGTATAAATCTTTCCCCTTGCCATTAATGTTTCATCCAAGCTGTTCTGTACAATGTCAAACAATGTTGCATTATCATCAATTCTTGACACAGGAAACTTTGTATTCGCCAGCTTACCACAATTCAGTTTAAAATCCTTGGCAATTTTCTTAATTAAAACCGTGGAAGTTCTCTTTTTTGAAATATAAGTATCCTTATTTTTAAAATACCTAAGCTGATCATACACAGTAACATCCAAAGTCTTATCTGTTTTAGGTGAAATGGAAAATACAAAACCATAAAAGAAATTTTTGCCATTAACCACTATTGCCACAGAATCACCATTTGAAATTCTCTTCTTTGAATCGCTGTCAACAAACGTTGTAAAAGTAACCTTACCCGGTGCATTTTTTCTCTCAAAGGTTGTTTTTAATCCTTCCTGAACCTGATGTTTGTACCTTTTCTTGCCGTGTTTAATCAGAACATTAACAACAAGCTTCTCACTGTTCTTTACTGAAACAGCTTTATACTCCACCTTTCTGGTTGACTTTTTCTTTTTTGATTCATTCTTTTTAAGAATTTCCCTTAAATATGATATTTCCTGTTTTCCACTGCTTTTACCGGTATTCTTTCCGCTTTTCTTTCCCTTTGATGTCTTACCTGATGAAGTAATGTAATCACTGATTACCCCATATCCTGTTATTGTATGGTAACTTAACGGATATGATCTTCTCATAACAGCGTCAGAAGTGTTACCCTCAATGGTATGCACAGTACTTCCTGATACATACTCAACAATTCCCACGTGAGATGCACCATCTGATTTAAAATAAATGAAATCATTTCTTTTAGGTGTGTATGAACCCTTATACTTGAATCTTCCTTTGTTTTTAAACCATTGCATTCCTGTGTCTGTTGATGCTGTCTTGGGAGCAATGCTTGTTGATACACCTGCCTTATATGCACACCAGGAGGCAAACATATGGCACCATGCAGCACCATTCATTCCATACCAGGCACTATACTTGGTCTTGTTACCGCCATATGCTTTATAACCAACTTCCTTTGATGCAATATCAATTATGTCTGCCATCCTTTCCTCCTTATGGTTTCTTCAAAACAGTTCCCTTGTACAGATATTTTCCTTTGGAACTGCTTTTTCTCTTGTGCTTCTTTGCAGCCTTTTCAATAACCTTCTTGTTCTTCTTGTAAATGGCAGAACCCTTGGAACTATCCTTTAACCACTTTTTCGCTATCAATGTAAGAGTTTCCTTATTGGATTTAATGGTATACGTATTTGGTATTTTCTTAACCTTTACAGCACCATATTTTCTGTATTCCTTAAATTCCAACGACACCCTGCTGTCAAAACCGTCACTGACAGAATCTGTTATTGTAAGTCTTTCCAGCGACACTTTAAGAATAGTATTGAATATTTTTTTATTATTTGGAGCATATCTGTAAATCTCCAGTTTAAATGCCTTCTTGGAAGATAAAAGTTCCTTATACTTCTTAATGTACTCATCGGCACCCTTGTATTTTCCATCTGAATAAAAAGCAAATGGATAATGTTGATTAGGCAATAACAAGTCAAATGAAATCTCTGTAAGTTTGGGATTTCTAAGTATGTTAACTTCTCCCAAATTAATCAGTGTCATTGTCTTGTTATCACCATCAACCTTTATGCTTATTTTTTCAGGTGGAATGGGTACATACTGCCCATCAATAATCAATCTATACATTCTAATGCACCCCTTCCGCTACTGCTGACATTTCTTCTTCCAATCTTGTCTTTAAATGAGTAACTATTCCTTCCATATCAGCTTTTGAAGAACCATTAATAACATTTGACATATCTACACTGATTTTTGCTGTTGTAAATCTGTTAATTGCTCTCTGTTCTGCATAATCCTTTATGTACTTAAGCTGCTGATTTGTAATATCCAATGAATCCGATGTTTTTGCAGTGTTTGCTGCTGTTTCAGCCGTGTTATTTGTAATGGCATCTGTTCCATAGCTATAGTCTTTATCCTTTGTTTCACCTTTCTTAAAAAGATTACCAAAAGTATTCTTAACCTTACTTTCAACACCCTTTCCAAGATTGTATCCTTTTCCATAAGCATCACCATAATTAATTCTGTAATCAATGCTTGGAGCTTCTTTATTTAATGTAATTGAATTTTCATTTTTACCCCAAGAAGTAACTGTATCTTGTAAAGAAGTTAATCCACTGGTCCAATCTGTTCCAAATATGGCATCTATAATCTTGGTAACAACTTTTCCAAGACTTAAAAACCATGATATAATCTGACCTATCAGGTTTGCAACTGCACCACCAAAAGAATCAAATCCACCATTTGTAACATTTAAAATCCATTCAATTATGCCAATAAAAGGTTGAACAAAAATACTCCATACAGCCTGAATTATTGCATTAATCGTTCCTATTCCTACATTTATGATTGCTGCTCCTGCTGATGCCACTACACCAAAAATCACACCTGTAGCAGAACGGGTTTTATTCTGCACCTTGTTAATTGCTGCCACAACCAGATAAATAGCTGCTATTACCGCAATAATAGCAATAATAATCCATGTTAATGGGCATGATAATAATGCCGCATTGAATGCAATCTGTGAAGCTGTTGCACCTGTTGTTGCAGCGGCTTCCTTTGCTGTAACAGTTCCATGTGCTACGGCAAACAGTATTGATATCTGTTTTAATCCGTTGCTTATTGCTTCATATGTATTATGCAAAAATAATATACCATTATATATAGCTAAGGCTGTTACGATTCCCATTATAACCGGCTCAATAATAGACCAATTAGATTTAAAGAAATTAATCATTTGCGTTCCTGTATTAATAATTCCTGTTATCGCTCCCATAACCAATACAGATGCATTTGCAAAGCCTGTCGCTATCAGCTGTATGGTTGGCAGATTGTTATGTATTGCATTAAACATACTAACAATCGCCGGCTGTACCTGTTGACCTATAGTTGTTTTAACCGCATCAAAATCCCTTTTATTTCTTGCCATTACTCCCTCAGGGGTTTGAGCCATTGTTTCATTCATCTTTCCTACATTCTGCTCTATTACCTGAGCCAACATATTAGCCTTTTCCATCTCAGTTCCATTTTTCATTACCTTTTCCTGATAATCCGTAAATGAAATGCCTGCACGTCTTAATGCTCCAACCTGACCAGTCATAACCTTACCTGTCATATTACCGATATTAACCATATCCTCATTAGTAACATTAACACCATGCATCTGAACCGCTAAGTCAGCCATCTTAGGTAACAAAGTTTTAACTGCATCTGTCTGATGAAAATATGTTGATGCCTGTTGCGCTCCATTTATTAAAGCTGTCTTTCCAACAACGCCATAACCACTTATCTCAGAAGCAAGATTTTTCATCATATTAACCTGTGATGTTCCTGCTCCCTGCATTGCACCCATTACTTCAGTAAGTTTTGTCTCTGCCTGATGTAATTGAGATACCTTTTCATTACATTCACCTATAAAGCTGGCTCCCTGTCTTATAAGAAATATTCCACCAAGAGAAGCTACCAAACCTTTAACTGTGGAAAGTAATCCTTTTGCTGAATTTGTCCCCTCTCTTACTTTACCATTGTATGTTTCTTGACTTATTGAAGCTCTTGACGTGTCACTTGCTATCTGCTTAATCTCTGCATCTGCCAATCCTAAATTTGTTCTGGCAGAAGCTAATTTAGAAGTATTAAACATATTTCCTGACACGCCTTGGGCTCTTTCACATTCATTAATTACAGTTGAGACAGCATTAGTTATGTTCATAAGCGGTGCCGTCATTCTGTCTGTTAACTGAAATGAAGTCATTATTGATGCCATCTCTTTACCTTACCTTTCCAACTTTCTTGCTTTCTTCCTCTTCCTGCTCAACTCTTGCATTAATGGAAGCAATCACAAAAGCTCTCTCATTTTTATCCAAACTCATAAAAAATGAAGGTGTCCAATGAAATTTATGTAGACAGTAATATGCATACATTGAATCAGGATCACCTTCATCTATTAGTTTTTTGCTTCGTTAACTTTATCCTGTAATGTTTCGTCAAATCCGTTAAACTTCTGAATAAATTCAGCAAACTCATTATATTCTCCCGGATTATCAATCATCTGCTTAATTAAGTCTTCCGGATTCATTACACCATAAGAATCCTGTAATTCCTTATTGTATAAATCAGGTTCTGCAACAGATGCACACATCAGCTTTGCAATAAACAATGAAGAATTAAATTTCTGTCTGTAAACACCCGGCTTTCCTGTAACCTGAACCTCTGTTGTACACTTTTCTCTAATTCTTTCATATTCCTCAGTTGAAACTGCCTTAATCTTCCAATCCAATGGAGTTCCATTTTCGTCACATAATGAAGCGGTTACCTTATATGCCACGTCATCCTTATATTTCTTATTTTTCTTTAAAAAAGCACTTAAATTAGTTGCCATATTCCTTACCTTCTCTTTCTAAAAAATAATGGATAAGAAGCTTTTTAGTTCTCCTTATCCACGTTACTATTACATATATGCAGGTTCCTTATATTCTGAATCCTTGCTGTAGTCCATTGCATATGCCTCAATGTCCTGTTCAATAAAATCTCCATCCGCATCAAATGAAGATAAAAGAACATCTCCTTCTATCATACACTGATGATAAGTTTTCCCTGATGCTCCCATTGATGTTGCCGGATCATTTGATTCAACCTCGGCTTCAAAAGTTGGAAGCATTCCTGTATTCTTGTATTCTTCCACAAGTCTATCAAAAGCCTCCGTACACTTATACAAAGTCATTTTTATTTTAATTTCCAATCCACTTGGCTTTTTGCCTTTAATGGTTTTACCAAGAATCGGTACATCGGCAAGACTAACATTTGCCTTTGCTTCAAAATTCTTAGCATTAAGCATTGCGTATCTTCTGCCTCCAACAGTACAGTATAATGTTGCTAACTTACTTGATGGTGCATCATTAGTATTCATAAATCCACTCATTCTTTACTGCCTCCTTCCTAATCTATGATCGTAGTCATATAAAGTTTTTCCATTACACCTACAATAGTAATATTTGTATTAATTACTACCGCTTTCTTATCTTCACCCTTTTCAACAACAATATCGTCATCACTAAATTTCTCTATTGCTCTTGTATCTACAAGATAATTAAAAATGCTTCTGACATCATTCTTAAGTGATACTCTACCTGCATTGTCATTAGAAATTTTTCCAATATATTTCTTATTAAAAACAGATGCCACATTGTCTGCAATGTAATCAATCACACGAATTGTCTGATTTTCCTGAAAAATGCTCCCCTTATCCTCTGTTACTGTTGTAAGGGAATTAATGTCTCTTAAAACCCTAAGTTCATCACCACACTTATGAATAACAAACTTTCCTGAAGTTATGGCATTTTCAAGTTCTGCCTGAGTATACTGGCAGTTAATTTCTTCCAGTTCTCCATCATATAACATATTTGTGCAAGCCTTATTGACACCACAGGCTGCTTCTGCTCCTGCAACCCAGGGAATAACATCCTTTGTGTTCATAACATTAATGATTCCCTCATAATCAGCTTCACAATTATACATTACAGTCTGAAACTTAATGCCCATTTCATCACGCATTCTTATTGTCCAGGACTTGTATACTTCCTGTAATTTTGTGTCTGTTTCCATTACCACAACCACATTAAAAGCGTAATTTTCCAATAACTGCATAAACATTGTATGAGCCTCATTTGTTGGCTTATCATTAATTCCACCTGTACCTCCTGTTAAGAATGTACCGGTAGTTTCTTCAAGTTCAAATGCTTCCTTCCATTCAATAAAGGCATTGTCCTTTAATTCTCCTGAACTTGCTACTGTCTGAATGTCAACTAATGTTGTATCCATATAAGTTGACACATCATACTTTTCTGTCTGATCAATGTTTTTCTTGATAACAATCTTTATTGAATTACCTTTTGAGCCCTTACACTTGGCATCTGCATACTTACAACCTGCCTTTGCTCCGTTATTGTTAATCTTAAAAAACAAACCTTTACTTGCATGTTTAAACACTTCCCTAACATTAATAAGATTTCCATCATATGGACTTCTTCCGAAAACTTCCAATGCAACCTTTTCAAATTCATCAGCAGTCACTTCAAAAATCTTATCATCAGGTCCCCAGTCCAAACATATTGGCATGGCAACCACGCCACTTTCCGTATTGTTCTTAATTGAATTTCTACTAATAACATTTACATAAGTTCCCGGAAGAACCTTATTCTGTGCTGTAAATGTTCCACCACCTAATGCCATTTAGTTTACCTTTCCTTTCTTCCATTTTTTCAAAATATCATCTGCTTCTTCAACGGAATATTCATCTTCATCATTCAACAGAGCGTTTAAAATATCCCTGTCCTGTAAAAACCTTTTTGACTTCATCAATTCGCTTTTTCCGTATTTTACAGATGCCTTATTCTTTGCTTCCATCTGTTAAACCTCCTACACCTGTTCTTATTTCATAACTTTCAAACTTATCCTTGTCTTCCTGTTTCTCCATAACAAATGCTTCATAAGTTACCTGAAACTGCAAAACACCGTCAACCATCTGACCTGTCATTTCTGCTGAATGAAGCTTAAATCCATCAACCTCAATATCCCTTAACAAGTACTGTAATTCTTCCAGCACTTCCATTCCTTCACCATGACAATTATCACTCTTAGGCCAATACCTGATAATAAATGGAACTGTCTTTAGAAATCGTGGTCCAAGTTTACGTCTTAAGGAAGGATTTAAGCACAAAACAGAAAAACAAGGCTCTTTTAGGCCCTGTTTCACTGCTTCTGTATATATCTCATATTTTTCTTCACCATAGGACTGTCTTATCTGCCTTACAATCCCATCAATCATCTTACTTATCATTTAACTGCTCCTGATAACCATTTTTTCAACTTAGCTTCAAGAATGCCCGGGGCACTCTGCCTAATTTCCTGTTCAGACAAAGTAAGCATATACTTTCCTTCAACCCATCCTGTCCCGTTTGACGTTCTGTGGCCAAACTCAACATATGATGCATATTCAACAGGATTGATAATCTCTATTACATATGTATCACCAGAATGATGAACAGTAAGAGAATCTGCATAAGACGTTGCAGCCTGATTGGTTCCAGCCGTCCATCCTCTTCTAAGAGTTCCACCTACTTTTCCTGAATTGGAAGGATACGTACCTACCGGAGTTCTTTTAATTACTTTTGCAAGAAGTCTTGCAGCAATCTCTCTTGATGCAGCTTCAAAAAAATCATCAGAATTTCTTGCCATTGCTTCAAGACTGTCCCTTAACTGCTCCAACTGCTTACAATCAATTTTAGAATCACTCACGCCTTATCCTCCACCAAATCAAGCAAAATCTCCTGATGTGTAGGATAAACCGCAGGTCTTCCACTACTTTTGTAGGCTACCACACCACCAACGCCCTTTACCAATATTTTAGAACCCGGCTTAACATTGATTTCAGGTGCCATAAACAATTTAATGACCTGAGTAACATCTGAATCAGCCTCATTCTCTGAATTGGAACTTATATTGCTGTAAGAAAGTCTGCAACAAACATCTGACTGCACCATTACCTCTTCAAAGTTAGTCACAGAAGAAACAACAACCTTTTTCTTTTCAAAAATATCAGCCCTAAAGTCATATGACATTTCTATTGCCTTTCTGGTTCTTAAAACTGTATTTTTCGAAAGCATTTAATCAGCTCCTCTCCACTGCACCTTAATCTGTTCAGCATAACATTAAAAGCCTCATCAGAAGATGTGCCACTGAAATTAACAGAAGTATCTCCTACCTTTACAGAACTTACTGCCTGCTCTAAGTCAAATTCTTCAAGCTTACCTGTTGTTTTAAGCAAATACAAAAATTCACCGCACACTCTTTCACAGGCTGATTCAAACAATCCCTTTGGAAGTTTCTTAACATGGCATCTGGAATTTAACTCAGAAACAACCTTATCAATGCAGAACACCAATAATGAATAATCATCTTCTGAATACTCATAGCCAATATTCTTCAATAATTCTATGACTTTATCTTCCAATAACTCCATCTCCTTCCTTTAGCTGTGAATGCGTGTATGACTTTAACTCAGAGTGCTTATACAATGATAAATAATCATTCGAAATAATTGAGACGGATATTGAAAATGTTTCTCCACAGTTTACAATCTGCTTACTTAACTTTGCATCAATAATGATGTTTTTATTCATCAAACCACCTCAATTTGTACTCTCTTTTTCAGTATTTCATCAGCAATATAATATGTAATCTCCAAACAATATCGCATTGACTTACTTAAAGGATTCAACTTCACCGTAATGCAATGCTCATTTATGGTGCAGTTTCCTTCTGTTTCAAGTTCCCTGTCCTTATAGAGCTTATATGTTGCCCTTGATATTTCAAATTCCTCATTCTTTGTAGACTTAACAAGAAATTTTAAATACTTGTCCTCACCTAAAATAAAGTTAATGTTCACACGCATCACCTCTTCTTAATAGTTCTATACAAAAACTGCTTTCTGACAATTCAGAAAAATAATTACCATTTTCCTTTTCAATGTCATATTCTGACGTTACAAAACCAATTTCATAATCATCATTAATGTATGTACATTGGTATGGTAATGGCTCAATGGTAAATTTCATTGCCGTTGCATCATAAGAAAATAACACATCAGTACAATATGCTATGTTCCCGGCTTCATCAAATGCAGTAAGTTCCATTACATACCTTCCACTCTTTTGTGCCGGTACCTCGGCGGTCCAGATGTCTCCCTTCAACCTTGTAAAGATAACATCCTGACCTTCAACCTTACCAATAAGCCTTACTACCATTTAATCTGTAACCTCCACAGAAATTGTATATGTTGCGCCGGCATTAACTGGATTTGGCGAAATAGTAACTGACTGAATAACCGGTGCAGTCTGGTCAAGTACAACCTTCTTTGTAACTGTAGATGTCTTTCCTGCTCCATCCTTTGCCGTAATGACAATGGTATTTTCTCCTGTCACTAATGTAAGTGTCTTTGTAAAGCTTCCATCACTTCCAACTTCAACAGTCTGTTCAGTTCCACCATTAAGCTTAATAGTAAGAGTTACCGGTGAGCTTGTAACATCATTAGTAGTACCCTTAACAACAAGAGATGACTGATTTGTAACAAGATTGTCAACCGGTGCTGATACTGACAATTCAGGTGGAACAGTGTCAACAGTAAATGTTACACTCTTCTGAGTTGCAACATTACCATCATAATCACTTGCGGATACCTTAATTGTGTGAGTTCCATCTGACAAAGCTGTAGTTGGTGTATAACTACATGTATAATTCTTTCCTGACTGTGTCTTAGTAATTCCTGTTGTAATTGTCTGGCTATCAATAATAAGCTTAATTGTTGATGGATTAACACCTGAATCTGCATCTGTAACAGTCCAGTTAATAACAGGCTTGTTATTAGTTAACTTAGCAGAAGATGAAGGTGCTGTTATTGAAATAACAGGTGCAACCTTTTCCTTAACCTTAAGCTGTAAGCTTGAACCAAGTGTTGTGTCCGTTGCATCCTTTGTCACACTGTTTCCAGCTTCATCAGTAGCCTTAACCTTAACATTATAATAATGTCCATTCTGATTGTATGATGATGTTGCCGGAGCTGTTATTGTAGCCTCATACTTCTTAGTTGTGGCATTATATGTCAGTGTATGGGTTTGTCCGTTAATTACAACCTGTACTGTTTTTACTGCCATAGGTAATGCCCTCCTTATCCTAATTTATGCTTAAATGCAACAATTCTAATCTGCTTAGGCTCATAAACAGGATTCCAGTTAGCTGGGTCTGCAAGTTCTACTCTTGAAGGACCTTCTGTCTTTGCCACATTTGCGTTAGTAAAGGCAATTCCTCTAGGATGAAGAATTGTTGTTCTTCTGTTAATAAGGTAATCAACACCTGAACCCTTTCTCTTTGCTCTATCAGTTTCAGTTGGAACAAATCCTTCAGGATTTCCGTTGCCTAATGCAACTGCTCCATTACCAAAAAGATATGTTGTGTAAGCCTTAGTTTTTGAATCATATGGACATCCATCATCAATAATTACTCTCTTACCCTGATATGTACCAAATGCTACATCGTTTGATGGCTGTACTGTTTCGATAAGATTCTGTTTCTTAAGGTATGCTTCTGTAGCTGAATGCATACAGATACCTGTAAGCTGTGCTTTAGCATCTCCTAACTTCTGTTCTGCATCAATAAATGCTGAACCACTCCAATTAGCTGCATTTCCTGAATTACCTGAAATATCTAAAAGATTAGATGCAAGTCTTGTTTCTGCTGCCTTCTGTGGCTCCTTAACTTCCGGAATTGTTCCAAACACACCATTAAGAATTGCAATAAGTTCTTTCTGCATGTCTCTTGCCCAGAACTGTGCCACCAAATCACCGATTGCTTTCATTGGATCTGCTCCTGAAAGTGCTGCTGATAAATCTGTTGCGCTCCACATTTTTGCTCTTCTTAATACTGCTGCCACATCCTTGTTTGAAGTAATTTTGTTATCTTCAAGGTCTGCTCCTTCAATTACCTGCTCTGATTCTCCTGTTAAATCCTCGAAGAATGGCATAGTTACTAATGGTGATGCCTGAGAAGCCAAAGCATCAAATTCAGCATTGTTTGTAACAATTCCACTATTAAATAATGCTGATAATTCCATTGTTCTGTTTAATACGTATGGAGTAAATAACTCCGGTACAATTACGTCCTGTAATGTTGTTCCTGGCATTTCTAATACCTACCTTTCCTAAATTTTTCATTAAATTGTAATTCCGGCTGCTGCTGCCATTTCCTTGGCCTGTGCCGGATTCTCCTTAAGCAGCTTGCCCTGCTCTGTTAAGTTAAATGTTTCCTTGGCAAAAGGATTCTTTGTAGGACTTCCACCCTTGCTAGGTTCATATCCTGCTTTCTGCTTAAACAGATGTGCCATAGTCTTATCTTCCCTGTAAGCCTTAATTGATTCGTCAACACCAATAGGATTGTTGTCCTTGTCAAATGTAAACTTATCAATTCCACCAGCCTTATAGATAAGATAATCAGGATCCAATACTCCCGACTTTGTAAGCTGTTCCTTTAATGCATACTGCTTTGTTGCATTAATCGCAGCAGTCTTAAGATTTCCGATTTCTGCTTCATAATCCTTAATCTTATTCTGGAGTTCCTCATTGTCTCCATTTTCCTTCTTTAATGTTGTGATTGTTGCATTAGCTGTCTTCAATTCCTCGCATTTATCATTAAACACGTTCTTTGGTACAGCGTGCTTAGGAAACTCTTTCTTTGCAGCCTCCATTACTTCATCAACATTAAGTTTTCCATCTGTAATTTTTGCTTTTTCAAGCAATTCCTTTAACCATTCCATTTTTATTACCTCCATAGATGTTTTATTCCAGTTCTACTGGTGATTGGATTCTACCGATATACCTTCGGCAAGGTATTTCTGTTCTTTAGTGCCTACAGAAAAAGGCATATAAAAAGAGAGCCTATTTCTAAGCTCTCTGATTAACGTTATTAAATTCTTTACTGCATCAATTCTTGTCCATCAAATATAAATGATGTTATTGCTTCAGTTTTTCTATTAATTTTAAACTGAAATTGGCTTCTTATTTCTGCTCCAAAACTATTTTCAGCATCAACATATCCCTGCACTACTATTTGCTTTTTATCTTTTCCATATTTCCATCCACCAAATTTTGCCGAACTTGGTGATTTTAGCATTGCTTCAACCTGACTTTGACATTCCACCTGCCAGTTAACTATTTCATCATTTGTTAAAGTATAATCTGATAATTTAGCTTTGACTTTTCCTTTTTTATATAAAACATTATCACCATATTTTAATACTATTACCTTGTTTTTCTGATTAAGCCACATTAACACTTCATTTCCACTTTGTGCATCTACTCTATAGCCCTTATCATTCTTCTTCCACGCTCCATTAAGACCTTCATCCGCTTTAACGTCCTGATAATCTGTAATGTCACATTTCTTTAAAATGTCTTCAATTGATTTTGCTTCTTCTTTTGAACATCCAACCGCTTCTTCAACCTTACTTTTTTCTGCGTACAGCTCTGGATTCTTCATTGTTTGAATAATTCCAAATGTTACTGCAACAATAAATCCTATAAATACAATTAGACAGATTAGACAACCATGCCCCTTTTTAGCTTTAGTTTCACTCATATATTCTTCCTCCCATAAATATTTTGTTATATTTTACCATATAAAAGAGAAACTTACTATATTTTAGAACATTTCTATTTTATTTTCGTCATTTTGCACTGGAACAACTAACTGTTTTTCAGTTTTATCAATTTTACCTGTCAACTCCTCTATTCTGTTACTAAGCCTAATAAATGTATCAATATCATCTATTCTACATTTACTCTGCATTTCCCTGCATCTTGTGATCTGTTCCTGTAATTCTTCCTTGTACATACTTGTCCTTTCTTGTTTTTGGGTATAAAAATACCACCTAGCCTTTTGACTAGATGGTGTTACTCATCACAAATATCTCCAAATCTTCTTTGAAATTCCTGCTCTAACTCTTCCTCAGACATTTTTTTAATTTCCTCACTGGGTTCTATTGGTCTATCATCACATATTCTTTCTTTATCCATATTATTTATCCTCCTATAATTTCAAAAAAACAAACTCATATCTTTTAGCTAACAATTCCATAGTTTTTTCATATCTTGCTACATCATCAGTATACTGCTTAAAATGTTTTTCTGCAACAGTAAAATCTTCTTCATTTATTTCATCGTTAGGCTTTGAATAGTAGTAAATACTTCCATTACTTCCTACTGTAATTCCCGAAACATTCTTGTGATTTAGTAATTCATTTAAATCAGAAACACTCGGTGGCAAACCTCTTGGATGATTATGTATTAATAATACTTTTTCATCGTTATCTTCTGCCCTTTTAACATCTTTATCAAATTTAAATGTTCTGTTGATACCAAAAGGAATATGCTGATCCGTTATTGAAGAAACGTCTTTTCCTGTTGTTAAACTTATTGCATAAAGTTCTTCCGTTTTCTTTCCATCTCTGTTTTTTAATGCATCTCTACTTCTCTTTGCAATTAAACTAGTTACTTTTTCATCATCTGATATTTTGCTAAACTTTGCACTGTATTCTTTTGATTTTACCACTTTCCAATTAACTCCATAATTATACTTGTCTTCATATTTCTTTCCTGCACCTTTTTGGAAACTACGTTTTGTTCTAAGTGACCTTTCTCTAAGCTCTGATTTTACATATTTTTTCTTCCATTCCTTATACGTCATATCCGCAGGAACATAATATGTATCACCATCCTCATCCCTTGCAGCCCTTTGTTCGTCATTTGCAAATTCATCATCAAAATAAGGTGCTGTACAACTTCTACAGTTAACGTGGAATGGCGGAGCTGTTACCCCCTCTTCATATTCACTCATTTTGAAAACTTTGCCATCCATTTCCTGACAGATGTCTGATGTGTGACCGTCCAATGTAGCTACAATCTCATATCTTTCAACATCCAACTTCTTAAAGCATTCCTTTTGAGCCGTTGAACTAAAATAAGCCGATTCAGTCATTACAAGTCTTCCGGCATTAGCCTTGCTTACATTCATCTTGCTTGCAATCTGGCTTATTGCCTTGTCTGGTCCTGCACCTGTAATACACATCTGGCTTAAACTTGTATGTAACTGATTTATAAGCTGTGTCTTGTTGCCCCATATTCTGTCACTGAAATTCTTGCCATCAGCTAACCAAGGCTTATTTACCACTTTTTCAATTAATCTGTCATTTAATGCTGCAAAGTTCGAGCCGACACCAACGCCTTTTTGAATTTCATAAGCTGTTCTGTAATAACTTTCCTTATATACGTCTTTTATGTGTTTGCTTACTTCGTCGTTCAAATTACCAAATGCTACTTCTGCCTGTTGTCTGCATTGCAGTTCCAACGCTTCCAATCTGCTTATGTGAGCCTTGGCAGATGCATTTTCAAGTTCCTTTACCCATTCACCTGAAAAAGCGTTTTCCCTGCCCTTTTTTATGTATTCCTCTACATCCCACTTAAGTTCCTTTAATTCCTTGTCATTAAGGGATTTTCTTGCTTCCAGCAGAGACATATTATTGTTATCCGCATACCTCTGATACCAGGCATTTATCTTTTCTTCAATTATCTTCTGAGACTTATCAAACTGCTCCTGAATATCCATTGTCTTCTTTACGGAAGTCTGATGTGTTGCTTCCTCCATTTCAACGAACCTGTTCTTCCAGTATTCACTATTCTTCATTTGCTCCACCTACTGAGTTATCATCATCTTTAGCCGAATCATCAACATTGTCATCATCTTCATTTGACTTTTTTGTAAACATCTGCTGATATATGTCAGCGTTCTGTATTTTTTCTTCATTTTCCTTCTTTAGCTGTTTAAGTTCTGCTTCAACGTCCTCAACAAACGGATGATTCTTAAGTATAGTTTTCTGGCTAATGATTCCAACACTGTCCTTACATATTGCCGCCTGCTCCTGCTCATTCTTAATACAGGTTCTTGTCCATGTCTGAACAATGTTGTCACACTTAATGTTCTTAAAGTTGCAGATTGCTCTTACCAGTTTGGCAAAACCTAACTGAAACTCTGTTTCCATTAAACCTGTTTTCATCTCCAATAATGAATACATAAACTTAAGAGCCTCTCCTGACTGATTTCCAAAATTCTCAGGTCTTGGATCAAATCCCTGCCCCTGTTCGAAAATAGCCTTTCTTGTGGCATCAAGAACACTATTTCTTGCTTCAATAGGAATCTCAATGTTAAGAGTACTTACACCTGCACCTTCATCTGAATCCATTTTTATAACCTTGTATTTCTTCAAATCCTGCAGGAATCCATTTAAATCTGTTCCACCATATCCGGAAAGAACAAATATAAGCTCCTGAACATCTTCAAGGTCATTAATAAAGCCACTAAACACCTTGTCATACACATCAATCAAAGGCTTAATGTTATCAAGGTCAGAAGACTTAATGTTATTATTAAAAAACGGAATAAAAGGTATTTCCTCCATTCCGTGACTGTACTCATTTACAAGTTCGCCTGTTGTCGGGTTTTCAAACATTGCATAATCTGTCAAATTCTCATAAGTTTCATCAGACTGCTGTCTTCTATACACCTGACACTCTTCCTTGTCCCAATATTCATAAATTGTATAATTTTTCCCATCTGTTTCATCTATCTGTGTATATACTCTTAATACACCTATCAACTTCTGTTTTGTTGACTTATTCCACACCGGAACAACCTGTTTACTGTCAATAACTGCCCACTCAAATTCATTAAACTCATTAGTCCAATAATGAACCCATGCAACACCTGCATTAGCTGCATTAACACAAAGCTCCATACATTCTTTTCTATATTCATCTCCCAAGACCTTTAATATTTCTGCATTAGCTTTTGAACTACCAATATCAAAAGTAGGCGGTGTAGTGAACGCATAAGCTGCTTTCTGGTTAACTATCAATCCGTGAAAGTTGCGTGGTATTCTGTTATCTGCATTTCTTAGTGGATGACCTTCTTCATCCTTTTTTTCTTCTCCATAAAGTATGTCACTCTGATTTTTATAATATCTGTCAGCAATGTCACATCTAACCATATACATTGCATGCCCCGGCATATACTGACTTAATAATTCCTTCATTCTAACTAAATCCACTTGTTTCACCTCTTTACTTTAATACTGATAATCCATCAGACTTCTTTGCACAGTCCTCTGCAATGCCTGTAGTTGCGTCCTGTGCATCATCGTGGTCATTTTTTCCCTCTCTCTGATACCTTGACATAGCCTTGTAATAATCGGGCCATCTGTTCTTCCAGTCTTCCGGGAAATATATGTGTTGCATTACCCACGCTGAATTTGAAAAAATTCTCGCATTCTTGTTGTTATGCTGTGTAAACCATTTAATAACTGTCTTATTGCTTTTAAGCTCCTCCTGAAGTATTCGCTTAACACTTCTTGCAAAACCTCTACCACCATTATTTGATTCAATTCTTGCAACATTAACATTTCCATCAAATAACAGCTTGGCAGTTAACGGCTCTGTTACTTCCATTGGTTCCTGAGTGTATATCAAATCAAGAACATACGCTTCATTGTCAAAAGTTACACCATAATTAATACTGCACAGGTAATCCTTACCTTCATCTGCTGTATCCGTGTAATTTCTAATCTGCTTAAACTGTGGTGCTTCCTTATACGTCTTAAATGAAGTGTACATTCTTCCCTTTATGTCAATAGGATTCTGCTGGTAGTTCGCTTCTGCAATGTCTATTCCCATTGACATCTTTTTATTTTCGTATGACCTTTTTGACAAAATTTCAGGACAAAGCATTGTTCCATCTTCCTTAACAGCCTTATAGCATATATGCCTTACCTTTACGCCTATGCTCTTAAAGTGTTCCAATGCCCTGCCAGCCAAATCCAAACTATGCCATCTTGTCATTACAATAATAATCTTGCCCCCCTCTTCAAGTCTTGACATCATTGTGTCCGTAAACCAGGTCCAATGATTATCCAGAATATTTGCATTATTAGCTTCCAGTGCTGACTTAATCAAGTCATCAATAATCATTAACGTTGCACCAAAACCTGTTGCCGTTCCTGTTGGGGATGTTGCCAAATAATTGTTATAGCCATTTTCAAGTGACCACATATTCATTGCACCATCACCACGTTTAATGGTTACTCCCGGGAACACATCTGAATAAACAGCCTTGTTTTCATCTGCCTTTGTTTCAAGAATCGTGTTTCTCACGCCCTTTGAAAACGTTGTAGACAATGTTTCATTGTATGAGCCTGTCATAATCTTCTGTGTTTGGTCATTTCCAAGAACCCATTCAACAAAATTGCCAACAGTTCTAGACTTTCCATGTCTTGGTGGCATATTAACAACCATTACTTCATAATCTGATTTTATGAACTGCTGCAACTCATTACAGAAATCACGTAAAAAACCCCTGTCTTCCTTGTAGAAGTCAGGAGCCTTTAATTTGCAGTACTGCCAAAAATTTCTTCTTGCCAGCTCTACCCTTGCATAAAGCTTTATTAAATTCTTATTCAGATTCAAGGTCCTCACCTGCCAATCTAAGCAGTTGTTCAGTACTTAATCCCTCAAAAGGATTATTAACATTTCCTGACACCTCAACCTTATCCTTAAACATTCCTAAATGTCTTCCCAACAGTTCCAAAGCCTTTACCTTGTCATAGGTAGTCAGCTCTATTCCATTCTTACCCTGCTTAATACCTGAAATAGCCTTAATCTGTCTTCTTGAAAGCTCATCAGTTTCAGTAATCTCAACTGCCTGATAATACATCTGATTTCCTTCACTATCCAATGCCGGGACATAATCACCATCCGGTGTCTTCATCATCACCGGCTTAGTCACAACCTTGGCATACTCAGAACCATTGGCAAAGGCAACTGCTGCAAGCTCCTGAATCACATCATCCTGCGTAACCTCAATTCTTTCCAGCCTGTCCTTAATTCTTTCATCTATGTATTCCTTAATCTCCGGAACATTCATAAGACGAGCGGCTGCCGCTGCTGCTGTATTATCATTTTTGACGTGTGGATATGCTTCCTTATACGCCCTTGTTCCATTCAGATCAATTAAATATTCATTTGCAAATATAACTTGTCTGTCAGTCACTGCAACCGCTCCTTTCTTACCGAATTTATTTTATAAGCACTCTGCTTCTTTAAAAGCATCAAATATTTTAGGAAATTGAATAGCAAACCAATCCACCATTTCTTCGTTCAGTGCCCAACAATCTGACGAATTACTGTTACTCCATAATCCTGATTCATATAAAAACGCATGTATTATTTCGTGTCTAACTACCTGTTTCATGTATAACTGCAAATCTCTTACTGAATCTTTCTCTTGTACCAATTCTGCAATTTTAATTGTTTTTATTGAATAATCCATAATGCCGTCTGAACCTTCAGGCATTTGCTCATCTGGAACATCGTATTTAATTGTGTATTCTGATCCTAATATATTTACTTTTTTATCCTGCATTTTTCTCCTATTTTCCTACGAAAAAAGACAGCCTTTCGACTGCCTTAAGACGTTTTACCATAAATACTTTTAGAGGGTTTCATTCAGATAAACAAAAGATAACAAAAAATTCCCTTTTCTGTTTTACCCTTTACTCTATCATTTTAGCACTGATTAATATAAACTTCTATCAATTGTTTAATACTTTATCAAGTTCTAATAGAGCTCTGCCGTGTAATTTGCATACCCACTGGTATGTATAATTCATCTCCAATGCTATCTCTTCCCATTTCTTGCTCTGGCAGTATCTCTTGTACAAAATCTGCTCATATTCAGGATTGTTTAACTTCTGTATGTTGATTATTACGTTTGCTCTGGCTAAAGCAAATTCACGCATTAAATCATTCCATTCACATTCCTTTTCATTAATCTTACAGATTGTTTCTGCCATCTTATCCTGCGTTCCTGAAGACAGTACCCTTTCGCCCTGTTGGATTGCTCCAGTACTCACCACCATTTCCCTTAGGGTATCTATCTCTTCTTTTAGAATTTTCATCTTAGATTCAAGATTTCTAACCTGATTCAAGTATTCCTTTGCTGTCATTTCTTCCAAACTCTCAATCCTTTCTCTATTTTTCTGCATAAAAAAAACCAACCACCGAATATTGGTAGTTGGTCTGTTATTTACTTATATTTTCTATTTGAAACTTCATCCAGAATAATCGACAACAATAAGAGTAATCCGTCTTTTTCTTTATCAATAAGCCCCATTTTTCTTCTTACATCATGTCCATATGTCATATACGAATATTGTTCAAAAACTTCTTCCCAATCATTTATATTATATGTGCATCCTTCATAAACAAACATCATATTTTCCTTGTATTTGTTCATTATGTAGCGAACAACATCTCCATCTTCAAAATGTGAAATTATATCATCAACTCTTTCTGATTCTCCTAATGAAATAAGTGACATAATATCATATCCGAACATTTCCAGTCTATCATTCCACTTTCCAATCTCTGTAAATTTTGTTTTATTCTCCATATATAACTCCTTTACAACTTCTAAATATTTATTTTTAAATTATACCATTCCAACTACCAATATTCAATTGTCAATGTACCTTTGTTTCTAATCCTTATCCTGCAACTTACATATCGCCCACAAGACGAACACTGCTCCAATTACCAGGACTATTGCCAATGTGTTAATTATCGCCACTTACTCCACCACCTTCCACAATCTTAATTGCTTTATTTGAGCCTATAACATCAACTTGTCCTACTTTACCGCTATTATCATTAATTACATTTATCCTTGCTGTCCATTCTTCTATTTCTTCTATGACCTTATCCACATCGTATGCTGTCGGTTGATTTTCAATCGCTTTTATGCAATCTTGAATTACTGCACTTACGTTTATACTTTCAATATCTTGCACATCAATAGGGCTTTGCTGCAGCATAAAATCATTTAAATGTAAAATTAATTTGTCTGCATCTATTAATCTCATTTCTTCCCTCCTATTCGAAACTCTGTAAGAGATTTAGAGCTAAATCGTATAAACTTTTTCTTACCACATCTGCGACAAGTAACTTTAACTTCTCCGTCTCCATAAATTGAATTAATTTCATAGATATGTTTGCAAAGAAATTTAATCTTGTGTTCATATTTCATTCGCTTTTTTATTTTAGAAAACAAAAAAATTAAAATTTTAACTATATGAATAAATATGGTTGCAATCCCTATTCCTACAAATACAAGAATTAATATGTGCAACATTTATAAATCACTCCAATCTAATATGTATTTTGTCCGCAATTTTTACAGTAGCCTGAATGAATCATTAAGCATTTACATCTTGGACAAAAATATTTTCCTTTAAGAACTGTTCTTGAAATTTTTTCCTGCTTTTCAAGGGCTGAGATTGCCATATCTAATGCTTGGTTCATATAGTTGTATGGCTGAATAGTAAATCTGCTTTCTTTTAAACGTTTGATTGCTTCTTCCTGTGTTATCGCTTTCTGCTCTTTCATTCCTTATTTCTCCTTAATTCAACACTAATGTTACATTATCTAATAAATGTACAAGATTATCTTTGAAATAGAATAATTCTCCAGCACAGGAAGAATTAATATTTACAGCATTATATGTCATATAAGACGCTGAGCTCTTTCTATCATTAATTTCTTTCGTTTTTAGATAATAATTGCTTTCAAATTCAAATACATCTCCGACTACTAGTTCTTCGAATTTTCTTAAATTACTTCTGTTATCTTCAATCTTCATCTTTCCATCTCCTTTCAACCTATAGCGTGATATGCTATCCAAACGATAAATATAAAAATTGCAATTAAGCACTCTGCCAGAAAAATATATGCATATACATCACTGTCAAATATGTTAATTAAAATCCATATATTCCCAATCGCTAGTATGCCTATTAGCATTGCCTTAATTAATCTTATCCAATCCATCTACTCCACCACCTCCGTCTGTCGTAACTTGAAGGAATCGTCCCAATAATTATTATTTATTCTCAATATTGGAACTTCAGTCTTTCCTTCGCCTAAAAAACATATATCCAGGTAGTTGCCATTAGGGTTATATTCTCGGTAAGTTCTCACTATTTCTCTCGCTAGTCTTACAATTTTATCTGTACAATCTCTTTCTTTTTCGTATTTGGTTTGTGTGTCACTAATTACTTGTCCAACATATTCAGTTCCTATCCACTGTCCTTTGCGTCTTCTCGGTCTCGATTTAACTTTTAATTTATTGACATCTCTAACTATCTTGTCATATAAATCTAGAGTTATTTCATCTGTGTAGTTGTTATCAGCTAAAATCTGTAAAACATCTGCTTTCTTAATATATTCGTCCATTACTTTTCCTCCAACTCTCTTTCTATTAGTTCGACCCAATCAATCCCATCATATCTTTTCAATTTTCCGTGTTTTTTTAATCGTCTAATTTCTGCGAAATACATTTTATACGATTGTTTTATCCGTCTAACTTCCGTATAACTGCAAGCACAATACATTAGATAATTTTTTATCTTCTGTTGTTCTTTTTTTCTTTGTCGCTTATTCATTCCCACTCCTCACTTTCTGCTAGTTTTGCATATTTCCAAAAATTTACATCATCTTCACCAGCCGTCGACCAAGAAGTTAAACCGTCATACCAAGCATAGACTTTTCCGTTTTTAAATCTAGCAAAATGTCTTTTTTGCCATTCTTCCTTTTCTGTATTTCTAACCAATATAGGTGTATCAACCTTGACTTTTGACCAGTCAACTTCTGGCTCTTTGTATTCTGAGAAAAGCCATTTTTTTAAATGTGGTATACATTTGCTTTTTCCTTTTCCAAAATCGCATTCGGCACACTGCCCTGTACAATTTGTGGGATTATTTTTTACAATGGCTAAATTGTCTACATTTATAACGTCCTCGTCTATTAGCATTTCCTTATATTTCTCAATATTTAACATTCCTCTCACTCCTTAACATTTCTTAACATTTTCTATTTTGTTTCTCCGCTTCTCTTGGCAAATTCTTCCTGTACTTCCTTTGGGAACTCAATCCCCAGCTCTGTCGCAACTATCCATGCTTGGTCTGCCCAGCTCGTCCAATCTTCTGCTATTAGCTGACATTTCTTTTCAAAGCATTCCTTGAATCTTAATGCTCTTTTTCTTCCAAATCCAAAATAGTCTCTTAATGTCACTAAACATTCCAGCAGAATGAATTGTGTCAGTCTTTCATCAGCCTTGAACAAATCATTTCTGGATACCCTGATGGGGATGTTGAATATGTTTCTCATTCTCAAATCTTCCTCTAAAGCTTCTATGCCCTTTTCCTTAACAAGTTTGTATGCGTATGCTTCTCCTTCTCTTCTAGCCTGTTCTTCCCTTGATAACTTTGCCATCCAATCATCCCTCCTGCTCCTTTAGGATTTTTCTTAAGTATTCCTTTTCCGTTTTTATTCTTGACATTAATACAAGATTGTCTGCACTGGTATTTTCAGCCGAAAACATTATCTTTGATTCCTTCCTGTCAAGTTCTTCAAGCCTGTGTTTTATCTCTTTATTTGTCATTCCTGTTCTCCTTGAAAAATATGTAATGTAATATTGCCGTGGATAAATCTCCTGCAAGCTTTCCCGAGCGTTTATCCTGATACTTGTTCCTAACCGCCTGCAACCCGTTCACCATGTCCATACATATTGCATCCTCGTGGTTCTTTATGTCCATGTCCTTGTACTTGCTCACAGTTCTCCACACATCAGTTATTACGTTATATATTGTCTTAAAGTCTTCTAATCTCAT